TTTCTTTTTTAAAGCTTCCATATCAGAATCTAATTTTTTTGCCATAGTAACAAAATCTTTATCATTTGATAATTTTTTTACTAAAACTTTACCAAAAATATAATCAATGATTCCTTCTCTCAATGAATGTTTTTTTGTTATAAATTCTTTAATAGATTTTTTCTTTAATTCTGTCAATTTCATAGTATTCTCCAATTATACTACTATAAATATAGAGCATAAAAAAAGTGAGGAATTATTTCCTCACTCTTATATTAGGTCCGTTAGTATTATTTGTCGGTTTTGATGTTTTTTTCATATCATCTTGTTCTTTTTTCTTAGCATCCACAAGTTGCTTGTAATAAAAATTTCTAAGATGAACCGGTAAACGATACACATCCATTTGTGTAAATCCATTTCCATAATAACATAATTCAAAAATTTGTTTATGTAAATGGATACCATAGTTACTCGGTAGGCCAAAAAAACCCTACACCCATAGGAATTGGGCGTACCTCCGTTTCTCCCGTCTCTGGGTTGGTGAAATCAAATTCCATTTTGATATCGGGTTGTAAATCTTTCAAATGTTCTCTAAAAGCTTTGGTATCTCTTGCTAGGAATCTATTATTAATAAAGTCAGTAATACTTTTAGTATCATCCTTACCATCAACTGAAACAATCATATAACGATATCTAGTTGTTAATTCACTACCACCATCTTTACTTAGACGTTGCATTGCTTTAACATCCATATCGATTTTCTTTTCATCACCATGAGTTAGTAATTTAAATACTATTTCATTACCAGTTGATGTTTTAAAAGTGTAACGATTTTCATTTGATAATTTAGTAAAATCAATTTCCTTTGTTTGAACTTTACCCAAATCAACAGTTACTTCTTCTTTTTCACCATTATCTAAAACAACTTCTACCTTATATTCAGGTCCATAACCTAAAATACGAGTTGCTAACATAATGGCGTTTTTATCACCCAAAAGAATATCGTCTGGATTTATTTTTTTATCTACTATAATTGCTTCGAATAATTTATCCAATACAACACCTTTTTTAATTAAACTTTGTGTTGAAAGAATTTCTTCTTCTCTTGCAGTCATATATTTTAATTCGATTTGTCCAGATGAAAGTGGATTACTTTCTGGATAACACTTACCTTCCGATGGTAGAGCAACTATTTCCGTTGCGAAATCATATTGTGACATAATTAACCTTTATTTTGTTATTTGTATATAAATATATAAATTAAAAAAAGTTATAAAAAAAGGAGATATTTCTATCTCCTTCTTTATTTTTATTTTTAACTTTGTATTAGAATTCTAATATAGCGTAATCATATGCTAACGTTAAAGTGATATCTGCAGGGTCTGCAGCATTTGCCCAATCTAAATCATTGAATGTTGCGTTTAAGATAAATGCACCTTTCAATTTCCATTGTTCAATTTTATCACCAACTGGTCCTAACATATAGATATCGATATCTTTTTTGTAAAAATCTGCATATCCATCACGACCTGTTAAAGATTCGTGTGATAAACGTACCCACTCCATTACCGCTTGAGCACCTGATGGTACAATTGGGTCATAAAGTGTGATTTCGATATCTTGCCACTCACCTTTACCCTTTAACTTTCTTTTCACGTTAATGTGGTCTAAGGTAACTGCTTCAAATTGAATTGAAGGTCTATTTGCTGTTTTGATAAGATATGAAGGAATACCAGCTACATCCAAAATGAAGCGGTTCTTCATTTTTGGTTCGAAATTGGTATAGAACATGTCGTTAAACTCTAATACTTCTGCCATTTTTATTTTTCTCCTATTATACTAATAAATATAATGTTTCTCTTTTTTTTAATTTTTTACGCTGAGAATGATGCTCCTGTTGGTAAGATGTTGAAATCTAATACGATAAATTCAGCTGTTTTAGTAGGTTGTAAGAAAATCTGACCTGCTAAGATGTTTCTATCGATTACATCAGGAGTATTATTTGATTCATCCATCACTACTCTAAATGCATATAAACCTTGTCTTTGTTGGATACCCTCTAAATATGGATTTACTGTATTTAAGAATCTTGAACGTGTTGTTGCTGTATTTTGTTCGAACACTAAGTATCTTGATGTAGAAGCGATATACTTCTTAACTTTGATAAGTAATCTTCTTACGTTAATTCTATCTAATGCAGATGATTTTTCTTGTAAAGTTTTCTGTCCGAATGCCACGATACCCTCACCAGGGAAAGAAGCGATTGGATTTACTTTTCCTTCATATAATTCATCTCTTTCAGAGTGTGTTAATCTATTCAATACTGAAACTGCTCCGATGATACCACCTCTATTCAAACCTGCTGGTGCGAACCATTCTGCTGCAACTGCATCGTTTGCTGCGTATATACCTGGCATCAATACTGATGGTGGTACTGCAGTTAATTTGTTGGTGTTTCTATCGATTGTTTTAACCCACGGGTAGTATGTACCAACATAGTTAGAATCAACGTTTCCTGCCTGCTCTACTGCCTGAGAAATGGTATCGTTTACTGATGTTACATCACCAATAAAGAATACATCTTCTCTAGTCTCACACATTTCAGAAATATAATCGAATACATAAGAGTGTAATCTACGAACTACACCAGGTGCTGCGATTAAGTTAATATCAAAATCATCAGGATTAGAAATAGCATCAACTGCTTTTTTGTATGCAACTGAACCACTTGTAATTGAAGTAGATAAATTAAATCCTTGTGAATTACCTTCACTTAAATCAGTTCCTTTATCAATTGTTCTTGTTGGAGTTACACCATCAAATCCACCTTGAAAACCTACTATAAATTGTCTTTTAGCGATATCAGTTGAGTTTGAACCAGTCAATTCATATCCTAAGTTAATTGTAGATAATGCACCACTTACTACTGCAGTTACTGCTGCATCAAATGCGAAGATACTATCTGCAGATGCGTTAGCAGGAATTGGTTTTAAGTATTGGTTGTTGTTTATCTTAATTGTTGTAGATTCTAAATCAATACCAGAAAACTTAGTTGTAGATGAAGAAGTATTTACTGCAGAACCAGTTGAGTAAATCACTGCAGGAATGTTTGAACCTTCAATTGGGTTATCATATCCAGCGTGACCAAATGGACCAGCTATGATTGGGAATGAACCCTCTTCTTTAACTTCTACTCTAATAAATTTAGAACGATTTGCGTAATCACCAGTTTCATTTTGTTTACCAGTTGAATCAATCGTTACATGTCTATCACCAATCACTTTAGCGATATAGTTTGGAGATGCAGGGTCTAAGTTTACGTTATTATATGTTTCTAATACCGTCTTCTTCTTATCAGTATCTGCAAAACCACGAACTGTCACAGTAAATGTAGCGTAATCAGTTGCTGCAGATTCACCTGCTGCTTTTACGTTTGAAATACCAATTTTGTATTGTGTATTATATGGGTTACCATCTCCTAATGTATGGAAACAGAATAAATCATGTCTTTCACCACTAATCAATTGAGATTTGATAAATGGAGTAGATGCATAAGTTACATCATTTGAAAAATCTTGTGTATCTAATTGAACTAACGATAAAGATGCAGAACCTGCACTTAAATACGCTGCTAAATCAGTTGCTGTTTTTTCAAAATATGTATAAGTGTATGCTTTTTTAGGTCCGAATGGTGATTCACCAAATACATCAGCAATATCATTACCTGCTGCTGGTGAAATTGATACTGAACCACTATATGCTAGGGATGAACCACTAATAGTGAATAAAGAATCAGTTGTTGCACCTTGTGCAAATCCTAATGATGCAGTTTCAAATCCAGTATCTAATGAACCTGATTTAGTTGCATGTAATGTTGCTATAATATGAGAACTACCACTAGCGTATATTCCAGATGCAGAACCTGATACCAAATTTACTTTGATACCAATTGGTGCAACTTGAGAATATCCACCTACGTGTCCAACACGAACAATAGTTACTGTCCCTGCTTCTCTTAAATAGTTTTGAACTGCGTACCCTGTATAGTATGTTCCATCAGGTGTACCGAATATTTCCTCAAATTCTGATTGTGTATTAACCACAGTTGGTAAGAACGCCGGCCCTTTAGCAAAAGGTCCTACTATTGCTGCTCCTATTTCTCCAATTCCCTGTGCTAAGAATGAAAGGTCATTTTCTCTTGTGAATACACCAGGTGATACAATCTTTTCTGCCATTTTATTTACTCCTAATTAAAGTTTGTGTAATGATACACATATAAGTATAAATTACTTTTTCTAAAATATTATTTTTTTATATGCGTAACGATGATATTATTTTTGAGTTGGTGTGAATATCCCAGTATTTGGGTCATAATCACCATCTCCGTATTTTTCGTTCAATCCTTTGAATAGGACATCTTCTTTAGCAACTAATTCAGTATATTTTTCTAATAAACTGGTTTCGTTTTGTTCTAACTCTTCCAATCTCTTACGTTTTTCAATCTGAATTTGGCCTAATTGTGTAAAAACTGAACCAACTTCAAATCTTAAATCGTTGATTTCTTTAACCTCTTCTTCCGTAAACTTAATTTGTTCTTCCATTTTGATATATTATTTTGATTTTAATAATTGTATATATAAATATACCAAAATTTCGGAAACGTAATTTTTATTATCTATTAAATGTTAAAGTAGAAGACCAGTTACTTTTCAATCCGTGGTCAATTGCTCTAACTCTACAATAGTAAGTTCCTGCAGATAAAAGTGAATTAACCTCTAATCCAGTTGTACTCCATTCTGAATAATCTAATGTTGGTGAACTAAAATCAGAGTTGTTATCAATTTGTACATCATATGCAGTAACACCAGTTGAACCAGTTCCTGTCACAGCAGTCCAATCAACACGTGGTGATGAATATGCTAATCCCGTTGGAGCAGATGGTGTACCTAAATCACTATGTGAGTTAGCACCTTTATTGTGGGTAATATACCCATTAACTAAATATGTATCATTTTCTTCAACGTCAATTGAAACAATTTCAGTTGTTTCGTTTTCTATTGTAATTGAAGTTATATTGATTTCTTCTAATCCGTTTTCAGTTGATTTAACTAATTTATCACCAACCTCTAATAAGAATACTTGTTTGAATTTATAATCACCACTTGATAATTCTTTAACTAAAAGTGGGTGTTCTGATGTTGCAGTGATTTGACCATTGTTAATACTATAATATTTTCCTGTGAAAGAATATACTACATTTACAACAGTTACATCTTTAGCAGTTGTGTTTAAATTAGATGTTGACCAATCGTAGAATGTTCCATCTGAATTTTCATCTAAACCACCGATAGAATATCCTTTTAATACATCACCTTCTTCGATTTCACCGATTTCCTTTATACTACCATCTGCCATTATAATTGGTGAATCTGATGTTAAACAAAGTGCAACGGAGTTACCATCGTAAGAATCTACCGAATAAACGGTCTTATCTTTATTTGCACCATATCCATTACCTACACCAATATGGTCGTTAAATCCATCGTTAAATACACATCTAATAGTATTAGATTGTATAGATTGTAATACTTTTTGAGCACTCGGTGATTGGGGATTCATATTAGATACACTAAATGTACAACTTGCACCACTATTCGTTCCTAATGTAATATACGAACCTGCAGGTACACTCCATGTAAAGTTTGCTGCTCTACCACTAATTCTATTGAAGTTAGCACCATCCCCACTAAAACCTAATGTATAAGTTTCGGTTGTACCTTCTACTGCGTAAGTATATCCACTAACCGAACCAACTGAATCGATTGCGAATGAAGACATTGCAATAGGACCTGTTGTATTACCTTTTGCTGCAGAAAGGGATTTTGTAGATTGACCAGTTGCTGATGCTAGTCCGTTTAAACTTAATGTATTGCCCGATGTTAATGTTGCCATTTTTCTCCTATATGTTATAAATATCCAATAAAGATTCTATCCAATAATCCTTATCAGTAAAATTTCGTTTCATAAACGTTTTTATTTTATTAAACCAAAATAATTTCGTTTCGTATGATTGCGAAGTAATCTCACTATAAATATCACTAAATTCCTTTTTAGATGAAGCACGATATGGATAATCAAAATCTTTACACCAATTAGTGTGTATTATCGGTAATTTACCTCTATCTACCGCCTCAAATATAGAATACCCAAAAGGTTCGGATGTAAATGCAGAATGTGATATTCCCCAGTCCATATTATAAAATTTATCTTTAAATTCTGAATTGTAATGATATATTTTGGATTTAGATAAATCTACCTTTACTCCATTTTTCCAAAGTAAATTAAATTCTACGGAATTTGTAAATATTAAACTTGATAATCCATCTAAATAATGTGGATTTTTTCTACCTTCACTTCTAGCAGCAAATCCTATCTTGTTTGA